ATGCCTAGGATAAGGAAAACCGGAGCGGTCTACCCCATCCGCCACGAGCAGCGGAAAACACTCAAGGACGGCACGGTAAAGACATACGTGAACTGGCAGGCCAAGGTGGACGGCCGATGGGTGTCCGCCAAGACCTACAAGGAATGCGACAGGAAAATAGCCGAAGCCCTCAAGGAGAAAACCGAATGGGGCATGGGCGTAGACCGCGCCACCCGGCTCGGCGAGTACGCGGAACGATGGTTCGAGCTGAAACGACGCGACCTGAAACCCAAGTCCATCAACAACTACGCGAGCCTCATAAGCGTGCACCTGTGCAAGTACGCGAACGAGAAGCTGGGCGAAGTGACCGCCTCGGCGGTGCAGCGCATGATAGCCAACATGCGCAACCTCGACGGCACCCCATGCTCGTACAACCGGCAGCTTGGCTTCTACAACATCCTTAACCAGATATTCAAGGCGGCGGTGGCCGACCGGCTGATACCCACCAGTCCGGTCACCAGCGCGGCAAGGCCGAAACGCAGGGACACGGGATTGGCCGGGGACCGGCGCACCATCAACGGGCCCGTGGCCGTGTCGGCGGACAGGCGCAGCGGCACGCAGGACCGCAAGGCGTTCACCGTGGAGCAGATGCAGGACATGCTCGAAGCGTCCTCCGACGACCTGTTTCTGGGGGCACGCCAATGGTGGCGTCTGCTCACCGGCATGAGGCAGGGGGAGATACTGGGAGCCACGTTGGACGATCTCGACCTGTGGCGGGACAAGACGTTGGAAACCCCGGACAGCGGCGAGATATGGATAGGCACCTACACGGTGAACTGGAAACTGGAAAGCCTCGACAAGGAGCATGGGTGTGGGGAGCCCGGCAGGGACGGAAGATACCCGTGCGGCTTCAAACGGCCTTCGAGCTGCCCCCGATACCGGTGGAGGGTGCCGGACGGATACGACATGATACACCTGTGCAAGGGGTACGCTTTGACGCCGCCGAAGTCCGCGAGAGGCAAGGTCGTGCCGATAATCCCCCAGTTGGGCACCGTCGTGCACCGGTATCTGGAGGCCACGGAGAATATCATCCCGAACCCGTACAACCTGATATTCAGGACGCGCGAGGGTATGCCGTTGGCCGCGTTGGATGACAGGGCCGGTTTCCGCGACCTCATGCGCAGGGCGGGCATCCCCGACTACGAGAACCGGTACGGGCATGAATGCCGCAATTCCGTCGTATCGCTCCTGTTCCACATGAAGGTTGATCCCGGCATCATCCAACGCATCGTCGGCCATTCGAGCATAGCCATGAGCGAGCATTACCGCACCGTGCCGGTGGAGGATTTGATGCGCGGCATGGAGACGATAGGCGACGGGCTCGATTTGAAGCAGATCGAATGGAAAGCGTGAGCATATTCCCGGCTTCAGAAAAATGGTCCCGTCCCTTAGTACAGGAGGACGGGACCATTCACTTTCGGCTAACTATAAATAGAATAATGCGTAGAAATAGGTCGGAAGTTCTTAATAACTGAGGCAAGGTCTTTGGCTTGTTTTAATGCCTCGGCTTTGCACTGGGTGCCGCACATGCCGCTTTTACGTGCGGTATATGAGGCATCGTCTCCTATCTCTTTTCCGCACCGTACGCAGGCATCGCCCTTCTTAACGGTCGGGTGCATCCCTTCCAGCCATTTATTGGGCGTATCTCTTTCATGCGATTTCGCGTATGAAACCAGATCGTCGGGGAATCGTCCGCTCACATTGTATTTGGCGTCATTCCACGCATACTCCAGCGCTTCAAAATCATCGGCATGGGCGGATTGCGCGAGTTTGAGCAGTATTTGCCCAGCTCCATTCGCATCGTCAACCGCCTGATGATAGGAGCCCATGTCGATGCCGAAATGTTTGCATATCGTCTTGTACCTGTGATTCGGCAGGTTCGGCAATAGTTCTTTCGCTAAAGCCCAGGTGTCAATCCAACCGTTCTCCAGCATCGGCATACGGTACAAAATGCAATCCTCACGCATCATCTTCGCATCGGCGTTAGCCGCTCGATGCGCGACAAGCGGGAGGTCTTCTACGAAATATGATTCAAACCGTCCCAGTACTTCCGGCCATTCTGGCGCTTCGAGAATGTCGCTCTTCGTTATATGGTGGAGCTCCGTATGCTTTTCATATTCGAAGAGATTGAGTCGTTCATGTGGTTTGACAAGACTCGCGAACGAATCCACTGGTTCTCCGTCTCTAAATTTGACCGCGCCGATCTGGCATATTGAGGCTGGATTGTTGTTCGCCGTTTCGAAATCTATAGCTACAAAATCCAATGACATGGGCAACCCCCCTGTTTTTCGTGTACAAGAAGAGTCTACGCTCGCGACCGTATAGATGAATCGGCATATTCAATTGCGGTTATCCAATATCTGGTGCACAATCAGAATCATGCAATCAAACAAATGTTCTATCGGATTGACGGAACCGCCGTCTGAGATGAACCTTGCTCGAATCAACGGGAACGAAAAAGAGGTCCGCCCATCCCGCGAAGAACCGGCGAACCTCTCAGCATTGCCACACCACCAGAAGGAGGCGCGACATGAGCTAGTCTAACACTATTCGACTCGCCTGCGGCCTACCGAAGCGGCTATGAGGGCAAGGGAATCAGGAAGTCCGACCATCGGCGCGATGATATCCAGCTCGGAAATCAGGAATGACTTTTTTCCCGTCAGCCGATCGCTGACATAGGACTGGGCCTTTCTGCCTATCGCTTTTGCGATATCCATCTGAGTGAGATGCTTGTCCTTCATTCTCGCGTCAAGGTATGCACCTATTGCGATATCTGTGTTTGAGATTTTTGCGTTCATAACAAACAGTATATCTCATATAACATATCTTGTCGGGCGTGTCGTTATTTGACATATCTTAAATAAGATATATAGTTGTAACCAGCAAATCGGAATACGGTACAAACACATTGTTAAATATCGTATATAAGATACGGAGACTTCATGGACACCAACGCATTCATCTCGCAGGCAATATCGGTACGCCTTCTGCGAATCAAGAAGAAGCAGTATCAGCTCGCGTCCGAACTGAATATCGACCAGACAGTGCTTAGTCATTACATGACCGGCAAAAGCTCTTGGAACGCCAAGGTAATGGACCGCATTGCCCCTCTCCTCGGTTGGGGCTCTGCTGTTGACATCGCGATTGCCGCAGAAGAGGAACGACAGATTATGCGGTCGATTCCCCCTTCTGAGTCTCCCAAGCCAGAAGCTGAGCAGCGTCTTTCTGAGTCTCCTGTATTGGAGGTAACAGCATGAGTACAGAAAACATGGAAGCCCCTGAGATTTACAGCGGAAAGGTAGGAGTGGAGATCGTACCGGATATGCGCAAGCTCAGGAGCTTCGCCAAGGACTTCATCGCCCTCGTGGACAGTTACTGGCCGGAGGAAACAGGTAGTCCCTTGGCCACGCAATCCAGGCAGACCGGCAACTGTGATTCGCCTACACCGGACATGTCCTCGACTTCGGCACCACAGTAATAGCAGCGATTGCCGTTCTGCTCCTTCACAGCACGAACGGCCATCTGTTTCAACCGGTCATCGAAGTCCTTATTGAACTTGACGAAAGCCATATTCACCTCCTCTCAATGAATCGAGACATTATGAACACTTCGAATCGTAGTCTGACCATCACGGAAACCGAGTAACCCATGTTTGGTTTCAACAAACGTTCCGAAGAGCCGGAAAACCTGTATGAAGAGCCACCCGTACCGGAGATCAAGCCATGCCCCATCTGCGGCAAGACCCCATCGGTCTACTGCGCCGGATGCTCAATGCTCGGAAGCGGTGCCAGCACCAGGTTCTGGAATTGCCGGTGCATCGACTGCGATTATCCCAAGCGTCCTTCCGGATTGAGCGTCAATTACTGTAATAAGGCCGACGCTGCCGACCATTGGAATGAGTTGGCGGACCGGTCTGAGAAAACACTGGACGCACCTCTTCCCGAATGCCCCATCTGCAATAAGCGTCCGACGCTTGTAGAGATCGTCGGCAAAGGAATGGTCTACGACTGCGGATGCGATTGCGTGAGTATTTCAAGCCCCTCCCTCAACCCGATAGAAGTCAAGAAAGACTGGCTGAGAGAAGCCGCCCGCAGAGCGGACTACCTGAGAAGGCTTCGCTCCTGCACGGATGTGCTGTCAAGAAATTAACAAGTCTTGCCGCAGTGGGTCGTTTTTTATCCACCTATCGACTACAGGCAAATAAATACCATACTGCGATCTGCTGCGGCAACCATCGGCCGGAACCCTTCGGGGTGTCTGGACACGCACCATCGCCGCCACACCATAGGACTCGTCATCCATCTCTCAGAAACCAGAAACACGGTGGCGGCAAGGACGTTCTCGGTTCGAATCCGAGTCCGGCCACGCGGAAAGGACATGTCATGAACAGGAAAACGTATGGGGCTCACTGCTCCGGCTGGCAGCATTCACCTGATGAACGCCGGCACCGGCATGAGAACACGAAGACAATCACTTGTCTGACGTTGGCGGCGACCGGGTTCCTGATTCTCTCACTGCAACCCTATGCGGGCCCGTGGAGCATTCTCGCAGGCTTCATGTGCTGTTCGCCCGTCATGCTCTCGTTCGCATTGTCGAAAGGAACACAAAAATGATCTGGTTCATACTCGCCGTAACACTCCTGCTCATCGGAGTCGGCATGATAGCCGTCGCACTCGCCAACGGTGGCGACGGAGCCGGTTTCGGCTTCATTCCCATCATCGTCGCCGCACTGTTGATGATTCCGGCATGCCTATACTCGCTGGACGTAGGCGAGGTGGCCGTCATCCGCAACATGGGCGGCTCCGTCGCCGGTCATGCGGAGAACGCGGGCTTCCATGCGAAGGCGCCGTGGCAGTCGGTCATCAAATACGATACGCGCAACAACCTCATCAACTTCTTCAAGGACACCGACTACAAGTACGACGGCGGCAGCGCGGAAGGCAAGGAGATCACGGTCAACGACCGTAGCGGTGCCAGCGCGAACATCGACATTCAGGTCAACTATTCGCTCGAACCGTCCGCCGCCGAAATGCTCTACTCGGAATACGGCAAGCAGACCACGTTCACGCAGAACTACATCGGCAACGACCTGCGCAGCGTGGCCCGTGAAACCTCCGGCAAGTTCGACACGATCACGATGCTCACCGACCGTGGCAAGTACACGAAGGCCGTGCAGGACGCGCTCACCTCGAAATGGAAGAGCATCGGCCTGACCGTCGAACAGGTGTCCGTGCAAGACATCCGCTACCCGAAGTCCATTACCGACAGCTACGCGCAAGCCCAAGCCGCCGAGGTCGCCAAGCAGAAGGCGAAGAACGAGCAGGAGACCGCGAAGGTCGAGGCCGAGACGAAGCGCATCAAGGCGCAGGGCGAGGCCGACGCGAACAAGGTGCTGAACGATTCCCTGACCGACAACGTGCTCCGGCAGCATTACATCGACGCTTTGAAGAACGCCGACCAGCTGATCGTCACACCCGAGGGCTCCAACACCCTCATCCAACCCAAATGATTCTTCCGGGCGGGGTTCTTTATTCCTTTACTTCCTCGTCCGGTGGCAGCCAAGCGCATGGTGCCGCACCTACGAAGCCTTCCAATGGTCATGGACTTCTCCAAGGTGCACCGGGTTCGACTCCCGGCTTGGCGCTCAGAAAATTTAACCCCTTCGCGTCCTACGCCGGAAAAACCAATACAAGGGTTTTCGGACGTGTCAGCTCCGACGCAGAAGGACAACAACCAACCATCCCAGTGGAGGGACAACATCATGGCAATATCACCGTTCGACCAAATGAGTCTGCTCATGGAGAAAACGTGGGCTCAGATTCAATCGGAGGACGCGGACTGATGGCATCTGATTCCAACTCTATCGCCAGAGCCATCCGTTATCTCGGTGATTGCGTCCGTTATCTCGCGGACAAGTATGTGGCAGTGAACGATCGCGTGTACTCGGATTGGAACGAGGCGTCGAAGGTCGTCGGGGATGTTGGCCGTGACCATGTGGCCGATTATGCGGAGGCGTCACACAAGCAGGGCAAGTCGCGTACTTGGCGTCACAGTCACCTGATGGAACGAGAGGAACAATTGTCCATGCAGTCGAGGGGTTCTCATGTTGACCCCGAATGATGTCCGCGCAGAAAGTTCCGCACGTATCGTTCCCTGCTTCACGGCGAGGTCTACGACGTGGAGGATGTTGACGATTTTCTGGACGCGGTGGCGGGCACCATTCGTGTCCTGGGTATTGAAGCACGCAAAAGAAGAAAGGAAGAATAATGGCCAAGCTCACCCCTTTTATCTCGGATGATTTCGACGCGAGTGAACTGCGTCCCGATCAGGTCAAGACCCTGCTGGCGCAGACGGACGCGCTTATCGCCGGCTTCACGGAGATAGGAAAACGACTGCGCTCCCAGATCGAGGATGACATGGACGTGAACAACCGTTCCGATTCCATCAACATCAACGGCCTGCATGTCGCGGACATCACCCTGCGCGTGGGAGGCAAGGGCAAAAGCAAGTGCGTTGACCAGCAAGCGTATGTGGATTGGCTTCTTGCGAACGGCAAGGAGGATATGACCGAAATGGTCACGATTCCGGTGAAGGCGGCTCTGGAACCTTCGTATATCGACAATCTGAAGTCTTTGGAGTTCGCGGACGAACAGTCGGGCGAGGTGACGAAACCGGCTGGCGAGTATCCGGCTGGCTGTGAGCTGGGCAGAGGCAGTTCGGGCGGTATCAGCGTCTCCTACGTGAAGGACGTGTACCGGGACTTGCTGGCCACGTTGCAGCCTTCGAACGTGATGGGCTTGCTTACCACGGGCCATGTCGAAGAAGATTCAACGGAAGAGAGTGAACCAGAATGGTGAACGATCTTACCGTAACCAAGGAGCAGGAATGGTGGTCGAACACGCAGCTTGCCGCCTTGCAGCACATGGGTGTCCAGGATGCGCCGAATGCGGACCTTGCTGTGTTCCTTCACCAGTGCAAGCGTACCGGTCTTGACCCGTTCAGCCGTCAGGTCTACATGATCGGACGCAAGAACAAGGTCAAGCAGTGGCAGAACGGCCAGCAGGTCGATGTGTGGGAAACGAAGTGGACGATTCAGACCGCCATCGACGGTTTCCGCCTCATTGCCCGTCGAGCCGCCGACCATAACCGTGAGAAGTTCGCGGAACCGGAGACCCTGTGGTGCGGGGAGGATGGCGTCTGGCATGACGTATGGCTGGGCGCAGGCCATCCCTCCGCCGCGAAAGTGGTCGTGGAACGCGGCGATGGGGTGTTCACCGCAGTCGCGTTGTTCAACGAATACTGCGGCACCCGATACGACAAGACGCTTCGCAAGCAGGTGCCGAACAGCATGTGGGCTTCCAAGCCCGCCGTCATGCTCGCCAAATGCGCCGAGGCTCTGGCTTTGCGCAAGGCTTTTCCCCAAGACCTGTCGGGCCTGTACATGGCTGACGAGATGGATGCCGTCGAAGAGGTTCAGGCGACCGTCGTAGAGGAACCCCAGGAGAAGAAACCGGAATGGACGGCTCCCAGCGAAGGCGTGCTCATGGCTTCCGAAACCGATTTGAACAAGCTGCACGAGACGAAGAATCAGTGGCTTGCAGTATTCGCTTCGGCTTCCGAACGGGACTTCAACAACGAGATGCGTCGAATCGTGGGACGCCGCGACGTGAACGGGAATAACATCACGCTCACGGAATGCGAGACCGCGACACAGGCGCTCCAAGCGCAGATCATAAAACAACGGACTCAGACGGACGACGGCCAGAAGGCCGAGACACAGAAGGAGGCTCCAAATGAGCAAGCAGATTGATTTGAAGGACGCGAAGGAAGGCATGTGGGTCGAGTTCGACAGCATCGAACACGACGAGCCCAATGGCCGTGTGCCGGAAGGCCATTTCGCCGGAAATCTATTGGATATAAGCAAATTGACCGATATGACTTTTCTCAGCTACCTGATTCAAGACTACCGGGCGTTCGGCGTGCTGGGGAGCGTGGTGTGCCCTGATACCGATGACACCGTGTTCACCTTGTTCTGGGTATGCGATGGCGAGGTCAAGCCGCAAGAATATGTGAGGAATATCCGCCTCTACGAGTCGAAGCCCGAAGCCGCAACGGAAGATGATGGCGAGCGTATCACCGACATCACGAAGGTCATGGTGAAGGACACGGTGGTGCTGAAGTCCGGCAACAGATACACGGCGGTCGATGTACGTCCCTACTGCGAGAACGGCCAGACCCTGTACCTGCGTGCCGAGGAGTTCGGCGCTTTGGACGGCTGGTGGGCGTATGACGAAGACTTCCAGTATGCGGTTCACGGGACCTTCGACAAGTTTGGATGGCCGTTGAGGACCGGCTTCTACAAGGATAACGCGAAACAGGTATGGCATTTCGACGCCAAGCAGAACAACCTCATGCGCGTGTTCACCGATGACGGTTCTCCGGCCCAGTCCACCCAGTCGCCCGTATACGGTTACGGACGGTTCAAACGTCTCGCCGACGAACAGAATCTATGGCCGTTGGCGGAGACGAGTCTGGTGGAGGCCTCGTGAAGTTCACCCCGAGGCAGGGCTGCAAGTGCGAGAAATGCCTGTGGGTTCACGGGGACAAGATCACTCTCCACCAATGCCCCACCTGCGGCGCCACTGATTGCGCGGGAGCCCAATCGCACATGCTGGTCTGCAATCGGACGGCCAGCGAGAAACACAAGACCAATTCGTACAGGAGGTACAGCTGATGGCCGGAGAGCCGAGCATCGAACTGAAAGGCTATGTAGGCAGGGTCAACGACTTCCAGAACGGCGGCAGCATTGTCACCGTCGGTGTCACCCCGTCCTATCAGGACAAGAACACGTCGCAGTGGGTGGACAAGCCCCAACTCTGGTTCGACGTTCGTCCCATCTCCAACGAGGCGAAGGGCGTGGTTGACGAGATCAGGAACGCGAAACAGAACAATCTCAGCGTCCGTGTGCTTGTGAACGGCGGCTTGTCGAAGCGCGTCAGCGAGAAGGATGGGAAAACCTACGAGCATCTGGAAATCGCGGCCCGCACGCTCGTGGTCATGTCCGCGAAACCCAAGCAGCAGGGCAATCAGAACGGTTTCCAACCGAACTACGGCCAGCAGAATTACGGTCAGGGAGTTCAGAACTATGGTCAGCTAGCCAATCCGATGACCCCCGCCTATGGTGCGACGCAGGCTTCCCAGACCGGTCAGCCGGCAGTTGACCCTTGGAGCCAACCGCAGACGGCACAAGCGCCGCAGACACCGCAGGGGGAGTTTGAGCCGGATGACGAGTTCTAACCCGTCGCGCGAGACGTGCCGTCTTGTGGATAGGCGGGATGGTGAACGGTGCGTCCGTTGCGGCACCACCTACAACTGGGCGGGTTTCTCCCGTCATCACAGGCATCTGAGAAGCCACCCGTTCCCCGGACTCCACCTGCCATCAAATCTCATACTGCTGTGCGGAAGCGGTTCGAACGAGGGTTGCCATTTGTGGGTGCATACCCATCAGCGTGAGGCGATGGACAACGGGTGGCTGGTCAGCGGTTTCAACGACCACCCCGAACAGGTGCCAGTCATGGTTTACGGCAAGGGCCTTGTGCTCTTGGACAACATGGGAGGCTTCACGTTATGCAGTTAGACGAAGCAGTCGAAGCGCTCTACAAACTGTTCTGCCGTGCCCCGTCCTTCCATATCGCGTTATGCAGGCTCGACCCGGTGGCGGCGTCCAGATTCATGAACGGAGATATTCGACTATGACACAGGCGAGGAAAGGGCCGCGACTGCCGTTAAGCCGTCAGGATGAGGCGATACTTGCCGGCCCGTGACTGTCAACCCAACTGGGACGCAACCTACGTGCAGCCGAGGCGCAGACGTTCGGACGCATGGTCTACGACGAGTGGACGAAAACCCATCCGGGCACACTCCCCTACACGGTAAGAATCGATTCCAGTCAGAAAACCGCGTACCTGCCAGAAGACCTGCCCCTATTGCACAAGGCGCTCACCCGGTACACGAACAGCAAATCATATCAACGTATTCAAACGGAAATCAAAGGAGAACACCAATGAGTGAGAAACCATTCTGGGAAGGCAAGACCGGTAAGGAGATGGCCGGACTGCACGTCAAGGCCACATGGAAGAACGGCGCCATTGTTACTGGAGTGTTAGATGACACAGGAGATATTGATTTAGGCGATAACCGTTCTTTGTACACGTCACGTGGCTATGACTCTTCCTGTGATTTTGAGCCAATGGGCGATATCCAATCCATCGAACTGTTGGATGACCCCAAGTATAAGCGCATCGACAACATCGAAAACGTGCAAGTGGGCGATATCTTCGTGGCCGATGACGGGAATCAGTATCTGATTGACGCCGCGGACAAAGACGATAAGGCAGCCACTTTCAGGGCATATCTTTCCTATGCCGGCGAAATGTGGCTCAGCAACTGCGCGTTCGCCTACGCATTGCGTCCGAAGCCGAAGCTGCCCGACCATGACGGACTGTGGCTCGACAAGGACGATAACATGTGGACGATGCGCGACGGCAGCGTGCAGTGCACGTGCATCGGAGCCGATAACTGGAACTTCATCCGCGCGTGGTTCTCACCGGATAGCGTTCAGGTTCTAAATTCCGCGCCATTCCGCCCGGCCAAGGTGGTGGAAGCATGAGCATCATCAGCAGCAAGGCGGAACACGTGTACAAGGGCAACGCGCTCCTGCAGGAGGCGTACATCGCCGGAGCCACGCGCCCGCCCACGGACGAGGAAATCGAAGCCGGAGCGAAAGCGCTCTATGATGCGCTGAACTCCGTCTGCTTTTTCTCGTGGGAGTCCGCCGATCGGGCGTCGCGGGCCGACTATATCGATGCCATGAGGCTTGCACTCAAGGCAATACAAGGAAAGGCAACGGAAGAATGA